GAGCTTTACAAGATGATTTAAGTATTAAAATGTTAGAAACAGATTATCTAACAGAAACACAAAGAAAAATTTATAATGATAGTCTTGGTTTTTATGTACGAAGGTCTTACAAACTATTTGAAGACCCTAACTATGTACCTACTCCAAAAGCTTTTAAAGAAGCCGAAGATTATTTTACAGCACAAAAATTAAAACAAAATCCAAACATATCTCCGGATGAATTAAAACTTCAAGTAGCTGCAGATATGAATTTAATTTTAAGAGACAATATAAGTTCTAATAATTTTACAGCAAACTTAGAAAAGTTTGATATGATTCGTAAAAGTATTTTAAGAGGTAGAAAAGATATACCCCCTGTTTTAAGAAATTTAATGGGTGAAATAGATAATCCTATACAAAGTCTTATACACTCAACCACAAAATTAAGTAAGCTATATGAAGATGCTAAATTTTATGATACAGCTTATAATGATGGTTTAGGAATTTATTTTAGAGAAACACCAGAAGGAATTTTTAAAGACGAAATACCTGCTGGTTATGGTAAATTATCAGGTACATATACTAGCCCTGACTTACTTCAATATTTTTCTGACTATAAAAAATTTGGTGTTCAAACATTAGAAAATGAAAGTATTGGGGGTAATATATATAGAAATCTTTTATTGTTAAAAGGTTTATCTCAAGCATCTAAAACAGTTTGGAGTCATACAACACACGTAAAAAATATGACAGGTGGAGTTCAAATGTCTTTAGCAAATGGTGTTAATGTTTTTGATGTGGCAATGACAAAACGAGTAAGAGAATTTTTAAATGCGAAAACCAGTAATGATTTTGAATTGCAAAAATTTCATGAAGAACTTTCTGGTAGAGGTTTGTTAAACAAAGGAGTTATTGCAAGAGACTTACAAGGCTTATCAAGCGACATATCTAAAATTAAAAAAGGAGCTGTTGTTGGTAAGATTGATTGGCTATTAGATAAAATGCCAGTACCATATTATTCTTTTAAAAAAGGTAAGTTTCAAGTTACATCTCCAAAAGGAATAGCAGCAGAAGCTCAAAATAAATATATAGGTCAAGATGATTTTTTTAAAGTTAACATGTATATTAGAGAACAAGACTATTTAAATAAATTTAATAATGCATTACCTAAGGATTCAAAATTTGATTTTTATAGATTTACAGAAGAAACATTAAAAGACGAAGCAGCTTTAATAACAAGAGATGTTTTGCCTAACTATGATTTAGTTCCTGAGTTTTTAAAAGATTTAAGAAGAATGCCAATGTTTGGTCGATTTTTTTCTTTTATGGCAGAATCAGTAAGAATATCTGCTAATAGTATTACACGAGGAATTAATGAGGTTAAATTTGGTAACGCTTTAATAAAAGATGGAGCTGAAGAAGCTGGAAAACTAGTTAGAGATAGAGGCAGTCTTAGACTTGGAGCATTTACAGCAGTTGCTGGAGGAACAGCAACAGCAGCACAAGAAACATCTAAAGTATTAGCTGGTCTTGGAAGCGATACATTAGATGCTATAAAAGATTTTTTACCTGATTATATGAGAAACTCTAATGTTACTGTCTCAGTTGCACCTGATGGCACACCTATGATAGGAAACTTTAGCTCATGGGATGCTTATGATTTTCCAAAAAAACCATTACAAGTTTTAATTAATAAAAATTTAACAGACCCTGATGTTGATGAAGAAGGAATTGTTAAAGATGTGTTGACAACATTAACAACAGAAATGGTTTCACCGTTTTTAGGTGAATCAATTATTCAAGAACAAATTAGTAATTTTATTCTAAGAGGTGGTAGAGATTTAGATGGAAACTTAATACGTAATCCATTTGACAAAACTATGAGGTTTGATGATAGTGGTAGTTTAACCTATCGTCTTACAAATAAAGACAATCTAACTATATTCATGGCAAATATGTTAGAGTCTATAACTCCGGGTTCTGTAACAAGAGCAACTGATTGGATAGACACAATTGGAAAAGAACAAACTGCTTTTGACCAAGACATTTATCCTGTTCAATCTTTTATAAAGTTTTTAACAGGCTACGGAATGCAGCCAATGAATAAAGAATATTTAGAAAATATTTATACATATAAAGCTAATGATTTATTAAAAGAAAAAGGAAAAAGACGTAGAAGATTGTTTGATGGTTTAGGCGATGCGTTAGATATAGATACTTTTACAAATAAATATTTAAAAGAAAATTTATTATACTACAAAGACTACGCAAAGTTTCAAAAAATGAGTGCCTCTGCTGATAAATTAAATTTAAATACTACCGGATTACTCAAAGAAGCTGGAATGAGCCGAGCAGACATGATTAATTTTATTACCACAAATAAAACTTATAGTCCATTAGGAATAACAGAAACATTAAAATTAGAACTTCTTGACAAAGCAAAAAACACTAGCGATTATATTGATGTTTTGTATGATATTCAATCTATTGATTCTAAACTAAGTAATCTTCCTGTTATTTTTGACCCTGATAATTATAAAATGCAAAAAGAAAACATTGAAGAAATTAAAGAAAGTTTAAGAGAAGACTATGCAGAGGGTGGAGTGGTTAGTGAAGATTATCCAGTACCTTTTGTTAAGTTAGACCCTAAAGAACGAGAAAGCGATGACTTAGGTGGACTAAGTTATGCTGAACAAATGAAAAAATTAGGATTGTAAGATGAATATTGAACTATGCAAAGCAGAAATTAAACGACACGAGGGCGAAGTCCTAGAAATCTATAACGACAGTTTAGGTTATAAGACTCTAGGAGTTGGTCACCTATGTCAACCAAATGACCCAGAATATTCTTGGGAAGTTGGTACATCTGTATCACAATCAGTGGTAGATAGATACTATACGATAGACTTTGATAAGCATTATGCAGAAGCTATACATGTCTTTGGAGACAAGGAAGCTTTTTATAAACTACCTGAAAAAATACAGCACGTGTTAGTTAATATGTGTTTTAACTTAGGTGGTTCAAGACTTTCAAAGTTTAGAAATATGTTACAGGCTTGTAGAGAACATGATTGGAATAGAATGGCTGCAGAAATGCAAAACAGTCGATGGTTTAATCAAGTAGGTAGACGTAGCATTGAGCTACAGCAGGTTGTCCTTGACCAATAATGTTACTTTATACAGAAAAGCAATTAGATGTTGCGTATCGAATAGACTGTAAAGCAAGAACAACTCTTAATCATCCTTGGCTTTTACGAGAACAATTTCGTCCTATGTACGAAGGATTATTAGAAGCTTATATGTTAGCACACAATAAAGGTAATGTTTTTGCTGAAGATATACCTGAGTATTTAATAGACTCTGTAAACGAATTACTTGAATCAACTTTAACACTAGATTAATATGTTTCCATTTGAGATTATAACCATGCTTGGTTCTACTTTAATTAGTAGTTTATTAAGCCTATGGTCACAAAGATTAAAAGCTAAACAAGATGAGCAGAAGATGTTGATTACTCGTGGTGAGTTTCAACTTAAAGCTGTAGATGCTGCACGGAATGTAGATAACGCAGGATTTCAATGGACAAGACGTATCATTGCACTCTCGTCAATCTTTGCAATCGTTATACTACCTAAACTAGTAGCAGTATATTATCCTGATGTTGATGTAACCGTAGGGTATACATTATTTCAACCGGGATTTTTATTCTTTACAGATGGTAGAGAAGTGTTTGAATGGATAACTTTTCAAGGTTTAGTAATTACACAACTAGATACAAACCTTGTATCAGCAATTATAGGTATGTACTTTGGTGGCAGCCTAGTTAAAAAATAGGATAAGAAAATGAGTAATGGAGGGTACCCACCTCATGGTGGTTTTAGTGGAGACATGGACAGGAATGAGGTCGAGATTGACCTACAAAAATTCATGGCTTTGCTTCAAGAGAAGTCAGAACTCAAAGAACGTATAAGAGAACTAGAAGATATTAAAAATGATAACCCTTATCAAAAACTTATCTTTGTTGCTCAAGCTGTAGATAGCTGGAGAATTATTCCAAGAGCTTTTTTAAGTGTGTATATGTATTTGTTATACTATACAACCTTTTGGTTCATGGAATTAGAAGACCCTACCATGCAACAATCAGGGTTAATATCAGTAGTCGTAGGGGCAGGAGCAGCTTGGTTTGGTCTATATACAAATTCATCTAAGTCTAAAGGAGACTTTACAAAAGGAGCTAAATAAAAATGACAAGGAGAGGGCTGAACCAAGATTTTTTAGGACCAATATTTATATTAGGATTACTAGCGTTTTCGTTTGGTGTACAAGCAGACCCCGTTGGTGATTGTACAGCCGGTACACAGTATTGTGAAGACAATGGTTTAACTACCATTAATACTACCGTGACTACAAATACTAACACCAATAATAATACAAACACTAACACAAATACAAACACCAATACTAATAACAATACAAATGTAAATACTAACACTAATAATAATACTAATGTTAATACTTCAAATAATACTAATGTAAATACTTCGACATCAAATAACACTTCGACAAATACTAACAATAATAACAACGTCAACACATCTACGTCTACATCTAACTCTACTGTAAACTCTACAGTAAATCAAAACGTAAATAACAACAGTAATTCTACTAGTAACAATACAAATACTAATAACAATACTAACGTTAATACATCGACTTCAGACTCTAATGTTACTACTGACAATACTAATACCAATAATAACAATACCAAGTCTGATAACACTAACAGAAATATTAACGAGTCCAACTCTACTCAAACAATCAACCAGAACGTAAAAAGCAAAGCACCTCCTGCTTCTGCTATAGCACCTAGTATTATGTCTTACTCACAAGACCTCTGTACTGTAGGTCGTTCTGGTGCTTTTCAAGGGCAAGTATTTGGGTTCTCTACAGGAGCAACTGTAACTGACGAGAACTGTGAACGCTTAAAACTTTCCAAGTATCTATATGATACCGGTATGAAAGTGGCTTCAGTATCTATACTTTGTCAAGACCCGAGAGTATTTAAGGCTATGGAAATGGCTGGTACTCCTTGCCCTTACCAAGGTCAGATAGGTAAAGAAGCAACTAAAGCTTGGGCAGAAAACAAATCTAAAAGACCCGATGCTAAAGAACAAGAAAAACTTTTTATAAAGCAATGCACACACGACAGAAATCCTAACAGAGACAAGATAAACAAAGATGTTGTTGGGGCAGTCAAAGTTATTTATACAACTAAAACTAAAACTAAAAGGCAATGCAAAAAAGAATTCTATGCTACGCAGTAGCGTGTCTCTTAAGTATTAATGTCTTTAGTCAGTATATCTATGAAGGCAATCAGTCTTTAGTAGACCTCACAAACGAATCAAATACAACCAATCTAAACTCTGGAGACGACCAGCTTTCGTCTGCATTTAATTTAGATTTTACATTTGATTTTTATGGAGACTCTTTTACATCTGCTCGTATGGCTACAAATGGATGTCTTCACTTTGGTTTGGGTACAGGTAATATAAACTATAATAATTACTGTGGTGACTATACACCTGACCCACTTCCACAATACAACTATACACTCTTTCCATTCTGGACTGACCTCATTAGAGATAACAACTCTAAAATGTTAGCAAAAAACTTTAGTGATAAAGCAGTCTTCGGTTGGTATGATATGCGTGAATACAATCGTGCATCTGATAACAGCTTTGAAGTAATACTTTGGACTAATGACTCTTATGAGTTTAGATATGGTAAGTTAGATATTATTCAGCACGATGTTTTAATTGGTGAGCAAGGTAAGTCTGATGAGATATACACCTATTACTACCACGATGAATGTAACACAGGCTCTACGAATACATCATCTTGTTACAACTATGATTGGAATAACTCAGATAAAAATCAAAACTTAGAAGATGGTGGTTCGTTGTATAGTACAAAGGGTGGTATTGATTGTAGTAATGCACTCAACGATGTAAGCTGTGCAGGGTATTGGGAAGCATATGATGATTTTCAATGTGACCTTGACCCACAGTATGGACCATTTTGTCAAGGCTATCGACAAGAAGAAGACATAGGCTACTATCAAGAAGAAGAATACTTTGACTACGGATACGAAGAAGAACTGTTTAACTATGGTTATGAAGAGTATGACATGTATGACACTTTCGAAGAGCCAGAAATATTTGAAGAGTATATCTTTGAACCTGAGTATGATACTTTTGAAGAACCTGAATACGTGTTTGAAGAAGAGATAATCTTTGAACAGTTTCAACCACTTGAAGAATTTGTAGAACCTCTTCCGTTTATACGTGAAGAAGAAGTCTTTATACCAATTGAAGAGTTAATGATTGAGGAGTTTGTATTTCAAGAAACATTTATTGAAGAAGTGGAGGAGTGGTTTGAGGAAGAGACAATTGTGGAAGAAGAACTTGCGTATGCAGAAGAGCCGGAAGAAGAACTTATTGAAGAACTCGTTGAAGAAGAAGAGGTTATAGAAGAGGTAATAGAAGAAGAGGTTGTTGTTGGTGCTGTACTACCAGAAGAAAAGAGTTCAATAAGTAAAGAAACAGCGTTACGTGTTGTCTCGTCTACTCTAAGCACAGCTAAGTCTAGTGTTAGTGGGACTACATCAGGAAACTCTATACACGCTACAGGTGGAACGACAGGAGTTTCTAGCGTATCATCGTCTAATTCTGGTGGTGGTGTAAGTACCAGTAACTCACCTAGTATATCAGAACAATTTGCATCTTCTACTGCACAAAACAATCAAGTGTTAGATATGAGTGCTAGTGTTACAAGCTCTACAAGTGTTGAAGCTGAGACAGTTGAAACAGTTAGTGTCGCAGTTGATACAACCACTACTCAAACTTTACAAAGTCAAATAGATGTGTCAGTCTCTACAGATACATCAGCCACAGAAGCTGAACAAACTGTAGCTAATGTCATAGCTCAGAACTTACAAGATGCACAAGATGATGTTGAAGCTAAACAAGAAGAGACGGGTGAGTATGGGTCAGAGAATACTATCATAGCTTACATGGGGTTTGTTCCTAACTTTAATAACTATAGGTTAGTAACATTGCCCGACCAAGAAACATGGTACGAGTCTACAGATATCTATGCCAACAATATGTTGTCAGATAACATCGAAGGCTTTTATCAGATGGCAGGTCAGAGTTTAGAAACACTGATTGAAATGAGAGAACTACAACCAAAATTATAGGAGAAGATTATGGATTGGTTACAAAATAAAACAACACAGTTTATTGCATTGGCTGGTATCATAGGAACACTAGCCGGATTTGGATACACTGGGGCAACCTATGTCAATAGAATTGAGAACTTAGAAACTAAAGCTAGACAAGCTAAAGAAACTGAGCAAGGAGTTGATGAGGTTATCAATAGGATTGAAGCGTTAGAAACATCCGTAGAATATATTAATAAAACTATTGATGAAACTATTTTACTTAAGATTAATAACCTCGAGTCTATCAGGTCTGATATGTCAGGTATGAAAGCTGATATCGAAAGTGTTAAGACTGATATCAAAATATTTAAAGAAGAAAATAAGAATCCTTTAGCTGGGTAAGTAATGAAATACTTATTACTACTGTTATTTAGTATACCTAGTTTTGCAGCTTTTTCTGATTGGTCAGAGACAGAGCAAAAGTTATGGCATTGGCAAATAGGTTTACAAACTTATGATGTGTTACAAACTTATGATGTCATTAGATGTCAAAGACAAAACTTTTGTAGGTTTGAAGAGATAAATCCTTTATTTGGTAAAGAACCAAAAATTGAAGAAATTATCTTACTAAAAGTAGTGGGCTTAAGTTTAATCTATCAGTCGCTTGATAATTCATCTAGTAAAAACAGAACAAAAGATTTATGGGTAATAAACGGTATGCAGTTTGCACTTGTTTTAAGTAATCATAATCAAGGAATTAAATTTAAGTATTCTTTTTAATCTTTTAATATCCTAGCGTTTAGATGAGCTTCAACTTCATTGTGAATTTTATCTAGTTTAGCTGTAGTCTCCCTGATTACAGTAGCTAGGGTATTATATTCTTCAGGTGTAAAAAACTTTTTAAGTTCTTTTATATCTGTGCTGGTTCTTTCGGTGACCAGTTTACCTGTCAAGTCGTAAAACAAATTGTAACCTACAAGCTTTGCTTCTGTGCGTTTAGTTCTCATCACCAATCCTTGCAAAACTTACTTTGTCTTGCCTACCACGTAGTCCTGCTTTCATATAAGAAGTAGCACGACCTTCAAAGAAGTTCTGATGTTCAACACCCATCACTTCATCTAACCACCCTAGAGGATTCTCACGCTGGTCATAGTTTGTTTTAAGACCAAGCTGTAACAATCTTCTATCAGCTATGTATCTATTGTAAGCATACATATCTTTCTTGGTAAGACCTTCAAGGTCTCCCATATCAAACACTAGGTCTAAAAATTTATCTTCTAGTGTTACCATCTGTCTACAAATCTCATAGAGTTCTGCTTTAAAATCATCTGTCCATATCTCTATGTTCTCTTGGATAAACTCTCTAAACAACTTAGTCATAGCTTCAACGTGCATAGACTCATCACGTATAGAGTAAGTAACTATCTGTCCCATACCTTTCATCTTGCCGAACCTTGGAAAGTTTAACAAGATTGCAAAGCTACTGAATAACTGTAGTCCTTCTGTAAAAGCTGAATAGACTGCTAAAGTTTTTGCAATACTTTTCTTATCAGACTTAGTTGTTTTAATCTTATGTACGTACTCGTGTTTGTCTGCCATCTCCTCATACTCTGCAAAAGCTTTGTACTCTATCTCAGGCATACCAACTGTATCAAGTAACAAGCTGTAAGCATGTTGATGGATAGACTCCATGTTTGCAAACGAACCCATCATCATTCTAGCTTCAGGCTTTCTAAAGATACGCATGTATCTATCAACGTAACCTGCACCAACATCTACATCTGATTGAGTAAACAATCTAAAGATTTGTGTCAGTAAATTCTTTTCTTTTGAATCTAACTCTTGCCAATCTTTTACATCGGTATGTAAAGGTACTGACTCCGGCATCCAGTGCATTTGGTTTTGTAAGACATAGTAGTCAAACATCCAAGGATTGTCGAATGGTTTGTAGTAATCTCTTGTGTCTAATAAGCTCATCTGTTCTCCTCGTTAAATCTCTTAACTAAATATTTAAAATTTTCAATTACATATCCTGCGTAATCTTTTGTTTTTGCGAATGGATTATTATTTTCATCACAATAATCTAACCACATCCTACTTGTAAAGCCAGAAAATTTTTGGCTAAACACATTTGTAAACTCTTCTTGTTTCATTTATCCCTCACAAGCTATACATTCAGCATCGTCTAATTTAATACGTTGTACTTTAGTGTTAACATTCTCTGCATTTCTAGCAGCATTAGTTCTGAAGTAATACAAAGACTTTAGTTTATTCATTCCATACCAATGTACATCATTGACGTACTGCATGTACTCATCATGTACTTCTTGTGGCTCAGTAGCTTTGGGAAGTGTAAAGAAAAGATTAACTGACTGTGCTTGGCATATAAACTCTTGTCGTTTAGATGCATGTTCAACAATCCATATTTGGTCTATCTCATTAGCAGTTTTAAATATTTCTTTTTCATCGTCAGTAAGAATATCAAGGTGTTGCACTGAACCTTCATTACCTGCAATGTCTTTCCACAAGACAGTCAACTCATCTTTCTTTAATCCTTTATCTTGTAATACCTCTTCTAGGTATTTGTTCTTAACTTGGAACGAACCTGAGAGAGTCTTGTGCGTATAAACGTTAGCACGATATGGCTCAATCGAAGGAGAAGTACCGCCACATATAATACTAGAACTAGCGTTAGGTGCAACAGCGAGTAGATTAGCGTTCCTCCTGCCACTACCACTGACATCAGGAGCTTCACCCCTGTCCTCTGCAAGTCTTTCAGAAGCTCTGGTTGCCTGTGTCTTAATGTGTTTAAATGCTTTGTAATTAAAGCCCGTAGCAAAGATACCTTCAAAAGGAATGTTGCGTGATTGGAGATACGAATGGAATCCCATCGCACCAAGACCCAACGACCTTTCTCTATAAGCTGAGTAGGCAGATTTAGTAAAGCCTTCCCTACCTTCTTTAATGTGTTTTTGAAATCTTTTAAAGTTTGCATTGTACTCTCCTAAGTTGTCTGTATCTACTGCGTTGTCGATGTAATGTTGAAGTACATTATCTAACATGGTTATTAAATCATCAATGAACATAGGATTCTCTGACCATTCATCAAAGTATTCTAAGTTTACAGAAGACAAACAACATACTGCTGTTCGTTCTTCATTAGTAGGTAAAGTAATCTCAGAACAAAGATTGCTCTGTTTAATTTCTAATCCTAAATCTTTTTGTTCTTTAGGTAAGGCTTCGTTACATGTATCTATATTAACCATGTATGGCTCACCTGTCTCTGCTCTAGCATTAATTATCTGCCACCATAAGTCTCTAGCATTTACAATCTTAGTAGGCTCATTAGTCTTAGGGTCAATCAATCTAAAGTCTGCATCTTCTTCAACAGCTTTCAAGAACTCATTGGTAATGTTGATACCATTATGAAGATTAAGATTCTTGCGATTGATATCACCACCGGATTCTTTACGCATGTTAATAAACTCTTCAATCTCAGGGTGAGATATATCCATGTATGCAGCGTAAGAACCTCGTCTTGTTGTGCCTTGATTAAAGGCTAACATCTGTGAATCAACTACATGGATGAAAGGAATTGAACCAGTAGAACGACTCCCGTGAGTAGTAGATATACCGTTACTCCTAATATCTCCCCAATATCCACCAATACCTCCGCCTGAACTCGCCAACCATATATTCTCGTCATAGTGAGCAGATAGACCATCCCTGCTGTCAGGTACATAATTGAGGAAACAGCTAATAGGAAGCCCACGACTTGTTCCCCCGTTGCTAAGTATAGGAGTGCTAAACATGAACCAACAATTGGAACTGTAGTGATAAAGCCTTTGAGCCAATTCAAAATCCGTGTGACCTTTGTATGTTGCTCCGAAGACGGATGCTCTTGCGAATGCTTCTTGTGCATGTGTTTCATTCTCCCATAAATATCTATCCTTGAGAGTATCAAGGCTAAACTTATCTAATAGTTTTTCATTACTGTAATTAATTTTTATACCAAGATATTCCTTGATACCCACCTTGTCTTCGACCATTACGTGTTCTCCTTATCATGTATGTCAAGCATAATTATACCATAGTGTAATATTTTTAGCAAGTCTTTTCTGTTCTTTCCGTCTTTATTCCCATAGCGTTTAGCGTACTTCATAATATTACCAAGACTAAAGCCCTCACCATGTCCCGAATCAATAATAACATCGGTAGCCTGATATTTATCGGATGCATAATGCTGACTGTATGTAGCATCAATGTATCCTTTAAGTTCTTGTAATAGTTTGTCTTCATTAAATTTATAATTCATCTGTTCTCCATTCTTTCGGTAAAGTATCTTCACTGTACCACCTAAAATTATTTTTTTCAGCCCACTCAGCATGGGTTCTTTTTGTTCCGTCTTTTCTTTTTTTAGCTTGAGGCATTGGGGCATAAGGACTTAGAAATAAAAACACCAACTCAAACTCTCCTATCTGTTCTTCTAAAGCTTTTCTTATCCAAATATATTTACTGTACTCTGCGTAATCCCAAAATCTACCTTTAGCTTCTAATAATATTGTTTGACCATTAATCGTTTTAACAAAGTCAGGCTCGTAATTGTGTTCAACTACGTATGGTATTTTTTCTGAATGATGATTCCACTTTTGTAAAACAGTAGAATGTAGAGTTTGTTCCCATTTAGAATCATATCCTTTTGGAACATTCTTTTCTGTTGGTCTTATCTTCCTTGGTTTTCTAAAGCCAACCATTATATTATATCCGAGTACTGGATTTTGTCAAGAGGTTTAGACTTTAATTTACGTTTAATTAACTTGCCAAACCATCTTGGAGTATAAGAAGAAACTAAAAATTTATTGTTTGCAAACATATGAGTTTCAGTTGGCATATAATTTTGATAGTTTTTAACCGAAATTTTCTTTTGTTCTTCTTCTATGAGCATAGTTTTTAACCACTCAACAACAAACTCAATTGATTTTTTTCTTATTGCTTTAGATTTTTTTCCGTTCATCTGACTTCCTCCACGTTAGGTTCACTAACAATTTTTGTAAAATATACAGGTCCTTTTGCATAATTAAACACACGCAATCCCTGCCCATCGTTAGCATCTTTATGACATTCAAACTTATGAGGACACCATGAACAACCTCTTGCAACTTTCATATTACCTGCTTTACCTTCCGGTATAGGAGAGTAACAAAAATCCGGAGGAGTGTCTGAAGCAATAATATTTTTTACGTTTTTAATTTTAGATTTAATATTTGGCTTATCTATATCATCAGGAATAAACATAGTTAACTCACCTGTTTCTTTATTCATAACAAGAAAGCCACCTGCATTAGTTTTTTCTGCAGCTTCATACCCTGCCAACTGAGAAAGATATCCAAACGCATCGTCTTCTGCCAATGTTCCTTCTTTAAATTTCTTAAAAGCATAACCTGAAGCAGTTTTAACATCTACAACTTCGCCATCTATCATACAATCCATGTGTCCTTTGATACCACTTACAGTTATTTCTTTTTGTTGTGCCGTAAGTTTATGTCCTGATAATTTAACAAAGAACAAAATTAATACTTCCAACAAATGTCCATACAAAAATTTAATTTGAGTGCTTGGTTGTAATTTTTCTGTCGTATCAGCTTGGGTGTGAGTATCAAACCAAAGTCTTCGTTCAGGTCTACCTACATTTGACATACGTAAAACAGGTTTACCTTCTACGTTTTGTGGTGTAGCCCAATGTCTTAACGCATCAGTCATATCTTTACCAAATTCTTCAAACATTTCTTCTGAAATATTTAATTCGTTTCCCTCGGTAAGAGAATCTAATACGCTGTAAATATCTGCTACTAAATTATTTAGTTTCTTTTTCATTGTCTGCCTCCTTAAAGGCTTTAATTACATCTGATGAAAATAGTTTTTGTAAATTTACAAGAAACATTCTACTTGCTTTGTGGTCACCACCACTAACAGTTTTAAATGTATCAAGTTTATCTACTATAGTTCTAAGAACATCTGTTTTAAACACAAGAGTACAAAATTCATTGTCTCCTACACAAAGATTATGAAACCAGTAATCAGATTCTGTTGCTCTAATTCCTGAAGGTTTACCCCATGATTCATATTCAATACATATGTTTCCGGACTTCTGCCATAAATCTTTTTCAGATTTAACTTCAATCTTTTTATTAGTTAGCATGTCTGCTATCTTTTCTTCACGTATTGTACCATATTCTAGGTCAATGTCAAACTTTTTTCTGTTTTCTTTAGTGGGTTTCACTCCAATTATCTCCTATCTTGTATTCACCATCCATTGGACAGCGAAGATTAAAATGTTCACCTGCTTCTATAATACTTTTAACAGCAAGTTCACCTGTAAATTCTGCTTGAGATTCTTTCACCTCAATTTGCCACTCATCGTGTATGTTTGCAACAAATTTATAATCAATTGTATTTAGTCTAAGCAAACTATCTAACATAATTAATGCTTTCTTCATGAGAATAGCACCTGCACCTTGTAATAAAGTATTTAAAGCTGCATGTTTATGTCTTAAAAATATTTTACGACCATCTAATCCTTTAAGGAATTTTTTTTCTGCTGCGATATCAACTCTGTTCTTAAGAGTTGCAAGTGCTGGTAGACTACTAAGAAAGCGTTCTCGCAAGAGTTTACCATCTGCTCTGCTTCCTTTAATGATGCTTCCAATCTTTTCATCTCCTGCTCCGTAAATGAGGGCATAGATGAAAGTTTTTGCCTCATCTCTTGATTTAAGTCCAGCAAACGTTTGGTTAGCTGTGTGAATGTCTCTGTTAATAATTTCATTTATGTATTCCTCGTCAGCCATGTAGTGTGCTAAC